GCTCCCAAGTGCTCAGCGCACCGACGGTCTCGGCGTAGATCTCGGTGATGGTGGCGGGCGTGAGCGGCCGGTCCACCAGCTTGAACAAATTCGATCCGTAACCGCGCAGCATCGCGCGCGAACCCTTCGGCGTGCGCAGGATGTCGGCGATAGACTGCTTGAGGTGCTCTATGCCAGCCAGGGGCCGGCCTGTACAGGAATTCATTCCACGCATGTAAATCGGGGCTGTTATCCGTGGATGTGGTGATTCGTGTTGCCGGTGGTGTCGGTGATCGAGCCGCTGGCGGTGATGTCGCCCTGAACCGACACATTTCCGACGAGCGTGATGGAGGGCGCCTTGATGGTGACCGTCGCGGCCGCGATGACTTCGATGTTGCCGACACAGTTGACGGTCAGCTCGTGCGCGGCGCGATCGTAGGTGATGGCGGTGCCATCCTTCCATCGCGCTGTTGCGATGTCCGCGCTCGATTCAGGAGCAGGAAACGAATTCTGGTAAATCGCACCGAGCACCACCGCCTGCGCCAGGTCGCCGCATGGCGCGAACACCATCACTTGCTCGCCGACCTCTGGCGCCCACCATGTTGAGTCCGGTCCGGCGCGGTGTGTGAGCCAGGGCAACCAAGCCGTGGCAAGTTTTCCGATATTGACGCGCACGCGCGCCTTGGAATAATCAGCCTCCGACACTGTGCCAGCGCGCAGTAAGTTAGCCAGGCGCCGCACCTGGTCGGCGGTATCGGGATCGTAAATGTCTCCGCCGCGGCCCGGCGCGCGCTCTATCAACAGGTTATTCATCGATCAGTGACTCACCAGCCGTCAGATTCTTGTAATCGTTCTTGTGCGCCGCGCCAATCTTCGGCGTGAGCGAGCCGTAAACGGCCGAAGGCAAGACGCCCGCCACGGCCTCGGCCGTGCGTGTGGGCGTGTGGTAAGTGATCGTGTAGGTCAGGCGCGCCACGGCGATAATCCGTTCGGCGTTTGAAACAAATCCGATCTCCGTGTTTTCGAGCATGGCGTCGGAGGCGCGGCCGCCAATGGTTGGGTCGGCGTCGATGGCGCGCTCCACTTGCAGTGCGATGCGGTCCAAGGCGTCCTCGCCGTCATCGCCGGCGGCGACGATCTCGGCGGCGAGGTGCAGCGCGCGCCTCAAATGGCCTGGGTTGTCCGGGTCAGTGGAGACGCTGGATTCCTGCTGGTCCACCGTCTCCAGCAGCCCATAAACCGAGATAGCTGGCAGATTGCCCAGTTCATGCGGCTGATAGGGGAAGCCGGAGACGCGATCGGCGCATTCGGTCTGGGCCGCCACCAATGTTTCGATCACGCCATTGCGAATGGCTGCGCGTTCATGAGCACTCATCGCTTTTTGAGGATCAGCCTCAGCCCGCCCTGGCCGTCCGGCTGCGCGTCGTAGACGCGGTAGGCAACGCCAGCCACAGTGATGTCGTCGTTCTGCTTCGGCACGGCGCCGGACCATGAATCGGCCGTGCCGGAGTCAGAGAAGCGCGCTACGGCAATGTCGATCCAGATCCATGGCTCGGTTGAACTGACGGCGATGTTCATGCCCGCCGCGACGTTGCCGGTGACGCGCAATAGCGATTCCTGATGTGCCCCGCTGAAGACACCAACGAACTCTTCGCTTGTCGAGTCCATCTTCCGCGTCAAAATAGCCGGCGCGCCGAAGCGGCGTAGAAAGCGGAGATTCTGGCTGATAAAGTCGGTCATTTTATGGAATCATCCGGGCCGGACGCGATTGGAGTCCGGCCCGGATGGGCGGGACTATAGCACCGTCGCACACGCGGACGCGTTGGTCCGGTACGGAACCAACAGCGGCGCACTCTGGGTCATAATGAAGCGCCGCGAGGGATCCGGCTGAACCCAGGACTTCGAAAAATACGGGATCGCCTGGATGCCCGCCTCTTCGTCCTGAATGGCGCCGAACGCGCGCACGCCGCCCAGTTCGCCTACCATCAGCACAGTGCCATTTGGCAACATCTTCTGGACAGCGCCTGAATCGTCTTTATACGATCCGGCGTACGCCCAGATATTGAAACCGTCGACTTGGCCCATGAGCGCCCCGCCAACACCGCTGATGGCGTTCTGGTTCAGACTGGGCAACTCACCCAGACGGCGCTGCAACTCCAGGCGCTTCACGACATTAGCGTTACTACGAAACGCCTTCCAGGCCCCAACCTCCATCACGACGTCGACGGCAACGCTGCCGCTGTCAGCAAGGATCAAGTCGCGCCACGTCTGGAGATCGTCGAGCGGATTGGCGGTTGAAACACTCCACAGCGTGCTTGCCGTGAAAGTGTGACTGGCCAGTCGCTTGAAGTCGACTTCTCTCGTCTGGTATTGATCGCCGGAGATAGTCACCTTTCCGGTGGTGAGAACCTTCGCCGCCATCCACTCCAGACGGCGAGCGACCAGCTTCCGGTGGTTCGCCAGCGTGGCCGCGACGATCATCTGAAGACGCTGCTGCGGCGTGTAGGCGCCGCCAATTGCCTCGCCCTTCTGGCGCTTGAGCGCCATGCCAGGATCAACGACGTTCTTCGGCTTGATGTAAGCCGGCTTAAAGGTGGAGGTGGTAAATCCCTGGTTCGACATCACCTTGCCTTCAACCACGGGTGACACAAACGGCGCGAGGCCCATCACATCGGATTCGGTGTCGAAGTGAATTTCCTCGGACGTTTCGGTCTGCTCGGTGGTGAAGTACTTGTCAAATAGGAAACTCGGCGGGGCTTGCAGGGAATTGACCACGCCGGTCAGATAATTCGTGGAGTAGAGGTCCATCTGTGGCTCCTTAGTAGGTCGTCTGAACGGGAATCAGGTTGATCCCTTTTTGGCGCAGGCCTTCGCGAATCGAGGCGGCAGTGTGGCCGGCCCCGAGCACAATGGCTGAGTCGTTGAAATCGCCAGAGAAGTAGGCTGGCGTGGCGATGCTCGCCAAAGTGGCGTCAGCATCCTCGGCCAGGATACAGTCCGGTGTCTGGCTGCCATCCACGGCGGCGGCCAGACTCTCCACGTAGTAGCCGTTACCGGCCACAACGGTGACATCGAATCCGTCACCAACAACGAAATCGGTCGCGCCGTCAGCGATGGCAAACTTGATCTGGTTGGCGAACGTCGCCGACCCTAAACTCGTCGACACGGAAACGTCACCGAGCACGTTGCCTTTGGGGTCCGTGACGCGCGCGGTGAGGCTGTTGGTGCCAGCCGTGATGACACGCACGGCATAAACGCCGACCTGGGCATTGGCCAACGTCGGAGTTGTGGCGTCGAGAGTAAGTGTGCCCGTTCCAGTGTTGCCGCCGGACTTCGCCGCCGACGCGGCGGCTCCGATGGCAATCTTTCCGAGCACCGTTCCCCGCGCCAGGGCGCCGGCGCCGGAGGCGATGGTGATCTGCCGGCTGATTATCTCACCGCCAACAATCAGACCGTCCGGCGTGAAAGACGTAGTGGTAAAACTGGCTGGCATGGTTACTTGGTCTCCTTTCCCTGGAACAGCGCTACGGTCGCGCGCACGGCCGCGGCGACGCCGTCATCGCCCTCGTCAGAGCTCGAGTCGGCGCCCACTTTGGGATTCTTGACGTCGGCCATGGCGCTGGCCAGCGGATTGGGCGGCACGGCCGCGGCCTTTGGCGCGGCGGCCAGCAGCTTTTTCGCGGCCTCGGCCGTGGTATCGGTTTCGATGGCGATGGCGCGCGCGAGATCCTCGCGGCCCTTCGCTTCGTCGCAGCCCAAGATCGCGCTGATGCGGGCGCGCTCGGCCGCTTTCGCTTCAGCCGAAGCGCTGGCGCGCTCGGCTGCCACGTCGACCGTGGTCGGTTTCTGATCGGCGGTCTGTTGCGCCGCCGCTGTGTTCGGCTTATCCATGCGGATATCTCCTGTCTTAAAATTGGCGGCGGTCCCGCCAAAACTGAAAACCTTAGGGCTGCTTTGTAGCGATTCGATCAAGCCCTCAAATGTCCCAACCTCATCAGCCATGCCGGCCGCGACCGCCTTCGAGGCGATCAGCACGCCGCCTTGACCAAACTCAGTGGCAACCTTCTCGGTGGATACGCCGCGATAGGTCGCGACGGCCTGGACAAAAACAGCGGCCAGGTCGTCGATCCGTTGCTGAATGTCCGACCGCCCTTCATCGGTTGCGAGATTGGGACGCTTGCGCGGAGAAACGCTCGACACGAACTGATAAGCCTTCGTGCCGGGGCTCTGCTCGCGCTCTAAGACGGTCGCCACAACTCCGATGCTGCCGAGTTGCGCCGTGTCGCTGGCGACAATCCGCCCGGCAGCCGAAGCCAGCCAGTAGCCGCCTGAGGCTGTCAGGTCGTCGGCGTACGCAACAATCGGCTTGCGATCACGCGCATTGTAAATGGCCTGTGCCAACTCGCTGATGCCAGCTACTGCGCCGCCAGGTGAATCAATATTGAGCACGACAGCCGACGCCGCGGAATCGTCCACAGCCGCGCGGAATGCTGTAGCCATGGCCTGTACCGAGGTGGCGCCGGAAATTGCCGTGAACAGGTTGGCATAGCGGAAAATCGGTCCAACGACGTTTACCACCGCGACATTTCCGCGCATTTCCAGAATTCCGGACTGGTCCGCACGGTCGGCGAGCTTCTGTGCCACAGCCTCAAAGTTCGGCTCATGCGCGCGCTGCGCGATATCGAGAATCATTTCGAGCTCAGGGGCTTCGATGCGGCCGGACGCGTCCAGGCGGCTAAAGATGGCCCATAGCTCCTTTGTGGCGAGTTCGAAGGCTCTCACGCGGTGCCCTCCTGTCCCGGCGCGTCTTCTTTCTGCTCTCCGGATGGCGGTGATGGCTTCAACTCACCAGGTACTGGAATCCCAAGCTCCCGCATGCGCGCATACTCAACAGCTTGTTGCTCAAGTACTTCTTCCCAGTCCTTACCCTGCTCGGCGCATTCGTCGGAGAGCGTCGAGACCTTGGCGTCCATGCGGATTTGCGCTGCTTGCGCTTCCTTTACCGGGTCAATCCAGCCCCGGCCGGGCCAGGTCCAGCTCGAGCGCGAGTACGCGAAGCGGCTCGCGTAGAAGTTCGGAGCGGCTATTGTCCTATTCGACACGGCCTCTTCAAGCCACAGCTCATACACCGGCCGGCACCAGCAATCCTCCAGCCAGCGGCGAACGCCTAGGAAAAAGCGCCAGGCTTCAAGCAGCGCGGCGCGCGCGCTCGAATAGTTGGACTTTGAGAAGTCCTTCATCAGCAGCTCGAGCGGCAATCCGACGCCGGCCCCGATGTGACGCACAACCGCCTCAATGAACGGTGCGAATTTGTCCGAAGGGCGGCCGGGAATGAATGCCTTCATGGAAGAACCGGGAGGCATCTGAAACACGCCGGCGCCCTTCAGTGGCGCCATGAACTGGCGCTGAAGGTCCATGTAGTTCTTCACGCGCGGGTCGGACATGTCGCCGCCGAGCATCTGAGCGACGGTCTGCCCGTCCATAGGCGTCTCGATGAATGCGGCTACCATGGCGTTAACGACGGCCGCCTGCAGCTCGGTCTTTTGGTAGTGATCGAGCATCCGGAATTGAGCCAGTACTCCGCTCAGGAGCGGCTTTCCGCGGTGCTGTCCTGTGCGCTCTTTCTGGTGGACATGCAGCACGCGCGGGCGGCCCCAGGTGGTTTCAGCTGGGATTCTCTCCCAGTCGTCCACTACCGAAGAAATCATCAATCCGAAGCGGTCCCCGGGGTGCGACTTCTGGATCCAATAGGCCAGCGGACGGCCGTAGTCGTCGATCTCAATCCCGGAGCGCAGGTGCTCATCGTCGCAACGGCAATTCGGATTGGAGAGCCGGTCCGATTCGATAACCTGGAGGCGCGTTGCATACGCGGAATTCGAGTCAGGCAGCCAAAGTGGCAATGCCAACGCTTCACCGTTCACCATCGACGCGCGAAACACCTGCTCGGTCAGTTGGCGGAAGCGCAGCGATCGCGCCGCGTCGCATTCGGTTGTCTCCGCATAGGGCCGCCAGGCGGATTTCACGTCCTTAGCCCAGCCGATCGCCCAATCTTTTGATTTCCCGAGCGCGAGATAGTCAGGCGTTGGCACGAGGGTCGGCCCGACGCCGACGACGTTGTCGACGGTGGTCTGGATTCCGCCGTGGGCGATACCGTTATTGCGGTCAAGATCACGCGCGCGGCTTCTAAGTGTCGACAGGTCCGAATTTAGGTCGGCGTCGGCTGAGCCTGGCAGGGGATTCCAGCTCGCCAGTTCGCGCGCGGATGATGCTCCGAAGTGCGCGCCAGTCGGGCCGAACATCGCCTCCGGGCGCACGCCCTCGACGTCACCGACAACCGTTTTGGCTCGGACAGGGGTTTTCATTTAGAACATGAAACCGATGGGCCCGCGCGCCATGGGCGAAGACGCCGCGGCGAGTTGCGCGCGCAGCTCGTTGACATAGCTTCTGAGGGCGTCAGCATTCGTTTCGGATAATCTGACGGCCCTTCCGTCTGCAAACCGCACTTCTGATTCACGATCGCCAACCATGAACCGGTGATAGGCTTCCTCGGCTGCCGCCAGCCGCGCATTCAAAGTCGTGATATCGGCCATGTGGTTAGAGGTAGGGGTCGCCCGCATAGACTGCGCCGGCGAGCCCGCCGAAGGCCGGGCCGGAATTCTGCGCCGCCTGCGGCTGTCGGGATTGCGCCAGCTTCTGTTCGAGCCGCGCCCAGTCGGCATCCTTGAAGCGGCTGATTCCACATAGTTCCGCCAGCGCGCGATTACCTACGTGATCGTCCAGCGGCTCGTTGCGGCGCCCGCCTGAGTCCCACTCAATCTTTCCCTTTTCGGTGACGGTCCGCTCTTCGGCGGTTAGGCCCTGGAAATAGCTCGCGTCGTAATCGTGGGGGTAGTGGCAATAACGCACCGGATAAGTCTGCCCATCGAGCGGCTTTTCGATCTTTAGAGCGTCGTAGAGCTCGTCCTTGGCGCAGTGCGTTCCGATTGTGATTACGCGCAGTCCTCCGCGTTTCTGCGCGGCGTTCGTGTCGCTGATGTGTTCAATCAGCTTGTACGGATTATGGCCGCCCTTGGTCGCGACGACATACCGGTCGCGCGGCAACAACACGGCCTGCGGCGAGAAGATCGGCTGTGCCCACTGGCGGCAGAATGCGTAGCCTTGTTCTGGTTTATTGCCCGTGTCGACGCCGGCGCACCAGATCGGAATCGAGCCGCCATCGGCGTGCGGCCAGTCCTTCAAAATCAACTCGGCTAGGCGGTTCCACGGCTCCGGGTCGGCCGGCGTCGTCCGGACCGCCTTACCATCCGGCCCCGGCCGCTCCGGCGCGATCACCTCATACCAGATCGACCAATTTTCCCAGTTGCGGCCCCAGGCCTTCACCTCGCATTCGAGGCGGTCGCCCTGGACGTCACAGAACAACGTCAAGAAGAACGCGCCGTGCGGAACTACTCCAATCGGATAATCCTCGCGCCGCTCGTAGAGGCGGCGCCACTCCGGAGTCTCTCCCTTGACGCGCCAGTCCTGAGCGAGATTCGTGTTAAGAAATACGCGCAGCTCATTGGTGTCCTTGCTGGCGTTAATCTCCAGCCAGGTGCGAACCATTTTGGCGAGCGTCTTGTCCGGCGCGTATAGGTGGCCCAGCCGTCCAAATCCAGCGGTGCCGCGAAACGGCTTCTGGCCGCGCCATTCCGTTCGCTGAGCAGCCTGCCAGCGCTGAAGATCATTCCACGGACGATCGCATTTTTCGCAGTAATAGCGGGCTGTGTCGGGGCGGTCGTCGAACGCTGCGGACTGTCCCAGCGTACCTGAGTCCAAACCATCACCTGCGCATGCCCACAGAACAGGCAGGGGACAAATGGCTCACGCTGGTCGCTCGCTTCATACTCTCTAGAGATGGCGGCGTTCGGCGTTGTTGGAGAGCACGCATAGACGGCCTTGGAGCGCGTCCCAAACTTCATCAGGCGTTCCTCAGCCAATCGGATGAATGAACCCTCTTCGCCAACGGATTTCGGGTATTTATTGATTTCGTCGGCGAGGAGATACCTGATTGTGCGGCGGGCTGCGTTTCCCGGAACCATGGCGCCAACTAGTGTCAGGCTGCCGCCGGGAAACTGCTTGTAGGTGATCGTGTTCGTCGGACTGCGCTTGTCGTCGATCAACCCGGACAGTGCCTGGTTGTCGCGAATCATCGGCGCCAGGCGCTCTTTCGAGAATGTCTCGGCGTCCGGATCCTTAGGCTGCACCAGTAGGGTTGGGCCTGGCATCTCGCAGATGATGTAGGCGAGTGCCGCCTGGATGAATAATGTTTTCACCATCTGGGTTCCGACCTTCAGCACAATCTTCTGAACTCTCGGGTCTGTAAACGAATCGAAAATCTCGCGCTGATATCCGTAAAGGCGAACGGTTGTTCCAGAAAGTGCCGAATAGTCAGACGACAGACGGAAGTTCTTTTCAGCCCACTGCGACAGTGTCAGTCTCTGCGGTGGTCGCCAGAGTTCCGCCCATCCCTGAATGAGCGCCTCTGGCGAGTTCACCATCGCCGCCACTGGCATCCCGCCGGAAACGCCGAGGAACATTCTGCGGGAGGTGCTCATTCTGTTTCAGGCTTGTACTCGGCCATCTTGCCCAATGCGTCGACGATTCGAGTTACTACCATCTCTTCGCAGGCTATCGGGTCGGCTTCTTGCGCCAGCATGTCGCGCAACTCCGGCCCAATCCTCAGGAACTCATCTCGGGCCTGGATAATCAATCCCGCCACATATGCGTTGATCGGCGCCAGTTCCACCGTCCGGCCGCGCTCTCGATCCAGTGCGAGCCGGCGCTTTTCGACCTCACACCATTCCCGTTGCCGAAGCGCCTCGCTGTACGATCCGTCGGAGCCGTCATCGTCGGGAGGCTCGGCCTTTCGCTCGGCTCGCCGGTGCTTGGCTGGCGGCGCAGGTGCAGCGGCGGGAGCTGGAGCCGCGCCGCGCTGCTGCATGCGGGCCGAACGCTGCCGCGCTGGGTTCGTGTTCTGCGCCATGGCCGCCCGGCACGCGTCGACGTCGAATGTTCCATCCGGCTGGCGTGGAACGCGGCCGTTATCCGCCGCTTTCTTGAGGGCAGAGTGCTGTATTCCAAGTTCACGAGCCGCTGCGCGCAGTCCGATGCCCATGTCATATTAGTGGTTACCCGTGGTGGTCACCTGGGTGGTCACCTAGGTGGTCACCCGAAAATTTCGTCCATAATTAGCGTTTGCGCGGACTGCCGGTACCCGCATTTAAATTTCTCTCCCGGAAGGACCCGCGCTGTAATTTGCGCCAGCCCTCACGGACTTTTTAATCCGCCGCGCGGCCACGTCGAAGCGATCCCCGTCCAACTCGAAACCCACGAAGCGCCGGCCGCATTGGAGGGCCGCCACGCCCGTCGAACCCGTGCCCATCGCGTTGTCCAGCACTAGCTCACCCTCGGCCGTGTAGGTCCGGATCAGATATTCGAGCAGCGCCACTGGCTTCTGGCACGGCGCCGCGCCAGCCTCGCGTCGCATCGCGACAATCGACTGCGGATAGCCCGTCACCCGTTGCGCCACCGGCTGCGCCATGTGACGATACACCGCCGTGTCCGAGCGCCGCGCCCGCTGTTTCACCACGCATGGTCGCAGCCCTTGCGGATGGTAGGCCGGCAGCTTGCGGTAGAACACCAGAATGTTTTCGTGCCGCCGCATCGGCATCCGCCGCGCGTTGGCGAAGCCCGTCGCCGCGCCCTTGTCCCAGATCCACTCGTAGCGGAACAGCTTCCGGCCGGTCGCAATCAGGTCCGTCGTGAACGGCTGCTGCGCGAACAGCAAGATCACACCGCGTTCCTTGAGCACGCGCTCGTACTGTGCCCACAGCGGTTCCATCGGGATGCGCTTGTCCCACGCGCACGCCGTCGCTCCATAGGGCAGATCGGCCAACACCAGGTCGACACTCGCTGCTTCAATTCGTTCCATCCATTCCAGGCAATCGCCGCACTCCAGCCATACGTTAGCTTCAGACTTCGTCAATTCGCCAACCTCGCCGCCTCGCTCATTGCCGCTTCAAACTCCACTGCGAATCGCTCGCCTGCCACGCGCTCCACTGTGCCCGCGAAGTCCCACCGCGCCGGAACCTGCACGGACGGCTTGAGGATGTAGAGGATGTTGAACGGATAGCGCTCGCTTCCTCCGCGCATGCCGACAAACTCCGTGCCGTTCTTCAGCCGGTTACGGAAGACGTCCGGCAACTGAACGACTCCCGAGGGCCGCATGTTGGCGTAACGCTTGACGCTTTCACCATGCGGAATTGCCATTTCGGCGGCCATCAGCGGGCGCTTCTCGCCTCCCGCTTCCTGGTAGTACAT